CTGAAACTGAAGCGGCTCCCGTAAACGTGCTGGAAGTTAAACGCCGTAGAAAAACCACTGCAGAGGTTTAAAAATGACAACGTACACCGCTGGCCAACAAATCGAACGGGCGCTTAGACTTCTCGGTGTGCTTGCTGAAGGTGAGACGCCCTCTGCGGCTACGTCACAAGACGCCTTGATGGCGTTCAATCAAATGATTGATTCGTGGAACACAGAGCGTTTAGCCGTGTTTTGCACACAAGATCAAGTCTTTACATGGCCAGCAGGCTTAATTAGCCGCACCCTTGGCCCAACTGGTGACTTTGTTGGCCTTCGCCCCATTTTGCTTGATGACGCTACGTACTTTAAAGCAAACAACGGCGTGTCTTATGGCATCAAAATGATTAACCAACAGCAGTACAACGGTATTGCTGTTAAGACCGTAACGTCCACCTACCCACAAGTGATGTGGGTCAACATGACGTTTCCTGATATTGAGATATATCTTTATCCAAGGCCAACGCAAGACTTGGAATTTCACTTTGTATCGGTTGAAGAACTAAATCGCCCCGCCACACTATCCACGGTGCTGTATTACCCACCAGGCTATCTGCGTGCGTTTACATACAATTTGGCTATGGAGTTTGCCCCTGAGTTTGGCGTTGAGCCAAGCCCACAAGTGCAGCGCATTGCGATGACTTCTAAGCGTGACTTGAAGCGCATCAACAACCCTGATGATGTGATGGCGCTGCCTTACGCATTGGTGGCCAACCGCCAGCGTTTCAACATCTATGCCGGTAACTACTAATGAAGACGCCGATTCTTGGCTCTACTTATGTAGCGCGTTCTGTCAATGCGGCAGACGCTCGGATGGTCAATCTGTTTCCAGAGATCGTCCCAGAGGCCGGTAAAGAGCCTGCGTTCTTAAACCGCGCCCCTGGCCTTAAGTTACTCAACACTATTGGCAACGGCCCAATCCGTGGCTTGTGGGCGTTTTCGTCCAGCGACAGCACGGCTTTTGTTATTTCTGGCACACAACTGTACAAAATCAACACCTCGTATGTGGCTACGTTGATTGGCACGGTGGCCGGTACTGGCCCCGTCAGTCTGGCTGACAACGGCACGCAGCTGTTCATTGCGGCCAATGGCCCCAGCTACATTTACGACAACACGACAAACGCTTTTGGTCAGATTACTGATCCAGACTTTCCAGGCGCTGTAACTGTTTGCTATTTGGATGGCTACTTTGTGTTCAACGAACCAAACAGCCAGAAGTTATGGATTACGGCATTGTTAGATGGCACGTCAATTGACCCTTTAGAGTTCGCTAGCACCGAAGGCTCTCCTGACGGTTTGGTGGCCGTGGCCGCCAACTTCCGCGAGGTCTGGGCTTTTGGCACAAACTCGATTGAAGTCTGGTTTGACTCTGGCGCCACAGACTTCCCCTTGCAACGCATCCAAGGCGCGTTTAATGAGTTGGGCTGTGCTGCCCCTTACTCTGTGGCCAAAATGGACAACGGTCTGTTCTGGCTTGGCCGTGACCGCCGTGGTGAAGGTATTGTCTACCGCGCCAACGGTTACACCGGTGTTCGCATTTCCACACACGCTGTTGAGTGGCAAATCCAACAATACGATGATATATCGGACGCTATTGCGTACACATATCAGCAAGATGGCCACAGTTTCTATGTACTGGTTTTCCCTAGTGCCGATACAACTTGGGTTTACGATGCAGCCACACAAGCCTGGCATGAGCGTGCAGGATTTACTGACGGCAACTTTACACGCCACCGTGGCAATTGTCAGATGGCGTTTAACAACAAGGTTGTCATTGGCGACTTTGAAAACGGCAACATCTACGCCTTTGATCTGGATGACTTCAGCGACAACGGCGGCATCCAGAAGTGGCTACGCACATGGCGCGCGCTACCAACCGGCCAGAACAATCTGCGCCGCACGGCCCAGCACACACTGCAACTTGACTGCGAATCTGGCGTTGGCCTAAACCTTGGTCAGGGCAGCAACTCTCAAGTTATGTTGCGCTTCTCAGATGATGGCGGCCATACATGGTCTAACGAACATTGGAAGTCCATGGGTAAGATTGGCGAGTATTACAAACGTGTAATCTGGCGGCGTTTGGGCATGACGACTAAGTTGCGTGACCGTGTTTATGAAGTGTCTGGCACTGACCCTGTGAAGATTGCAATCATGGGCGCAGAACTTATTCTGAGTCCAACGAATGCCTAGTACTATTGCTATACCAACGCCGATCACGCCACCGCGAGTGCCGCTGATCGACTCTCGCACGGGTTTAATTGACCGCGCTTGGTATTTGTTTTTCTTGTCATTGTTGAACGCCGCGACAACAATAGATGACGTTAAACTTGGCACTGATACAGCTTCCTTAATTGCATCTTACGATGCTGCTTTGCAAGCGCTCGCGCAGGAAGTTGAAACCCAGCCTCTGCCAGTTGATTTAAGCGTTGAGTTAATCAAGCAAATTGAAGCAGCGGGTCTTGTTGACTGTTGTTCTGGGCTGCTGTCTCAGGTTGCTGAATTACAAAAACAAATTCAAGCACTTAATATACTGCCCCCGCCATCATTAGGTACAGTCACGGCGGTGACGGCCACAGCACCCGTAGAGTCTTCTGGTGGCACTGCGCCAGACATCAGCCTTGCAGCGGGTTATGGCGACACAAAAAACCCGTATGCCGCCAAGACTGCCAATTATGTGTTGGCCGCGCCCAACGGCTCATCGGGTGTGCCTACGTTCAGGGCTTTGGTGGCCGCTGACATTCCTGCACTGCCCTATGGTACAGGTACGGTCACTAGCGCCTCTGTTGTGTCGGCCAACGGTTTTGCTGGTACGGTGGCCACTGCTACCACTACGCCAGCAATCACGCTGACCACCACAATTACTGGCCTGCTTAAAGGCAACGGCACGGCAATTTCTGCCGCCGTGGCCAATACAGATTATATGGGTGTTGGCGCACCAGTCACCAAGACCGCTGACTTTACGGTTGCCAACGGTGAGATTTGGTACATCAACAACAAGTCAGGATCGACTTGTACAGTAACGTTGCCTGCGGCCTCGTCATGGACTGGCCGCACGTTGACGTTTAAAAACATGCAGGCACAAACCCTAGTGTCAGCGTCAAGCAATGTTGTGCCAATTGACAGCACGACTGCTGGCACAGCAATCCTCTTGGCAGTTGTAGGAAATTGGGCGACAATGGTGTCTGACGGCACTAATTGGGTCATCATGCAACAAGCCGCTAACAATTGCCTCTTATTGGAGTAAACCATGACAGTTACCGTCAAAGTCCTCGTACCGGCTAAATTTGCCGAAAACGCACAAACAACCCAGTACACAGCAACTGGCGTTACGGCCATCATCGACAAGTTCACAGCGACTAACATCAGCGCGTCTGCCGCTACGATCAGCGTGAACTTGGTCACTGTTGCTGGTTCTGCCGGTAATACCAACTTGATTACCAAGACCAAGACCTTGCAGGCGTCTGAGGTCTATACCTTCCCTGAACTGGTTGGCCAAGTGCTTGGCGTGGGCGACTTTATCAGTACAATTGCAGGCACAGCCAGCGCAATCAACATCCGCGTTTCTGGACGTGAGGTGACCTGATGCGTGTAACCTACGGCAAGGGTTTTGCACCAGCTTTGTCCATGACGGGCAAAGTTTTGGCGTTGCAGAATGAACTCTTAAAAATGCCGCAGGCCAACATTGTTACTGAGCATATTTTTAAGTCAGGTGTTTACGAACGCAAAATCACAATTCCTGCTTGGACTGTTTTGACTGGCGCAGAACATAAGACGCCCTACCACGTCCGAGTTGAAAAGGGCACAATTGCAGTCAATACGGATGACGGTGTTAAAGTGTTTACTGGCCCATGCGACTTTCCAGCAAAAGCTGGAATGCAACGCGCAGGCCGCGTGTTTGAAGACGAAGTGGTTTGGGTGGACGTGTACGACAACCCAGACGACTGTACTGACCTTGCGATGCTAGAAGACCGTTTATATGTTGTTCCTGCGTGTGGCCTTGCCGACAGCCGGACTGACATACAAAGGGCACAGATTGAT